GGCAAAAACAGAACCTGTAGTATATTTGCGCCCCAATTGGCCCGTTCGTCCAGGGGTTAGGACGCCAGGTTTTCATCCTGGAAACAGGGGTTCGATTCCCCTACGGGCTACAAAACGAACAAACCCACATCCCCCACGGTGTGGGTTTTTTCATGCCTAAACATCCCTCAAACCCCCGCCAATGCGGTTGATTGGGTGTTGACAGTTGCGAAAGGGAGAAAAATGGTGTAGGTTTGGAGGTTAAATAACCCCAGGAAATTGGCCCCCATTTTGGCCCCCCATTTTGGCCCCCATTCAAAAACGATGAAATATCAACTCGCATTGCACCGACCAAATGAGCAAAATTCCCATGTTCAATTGCGAACAACGATCAATGGTCGGCGGGTGAAATTGTCAACCAAAGTGACAGTTCCAACCGCGAAATGGGATAACGCCAACCAACGGATCAAAACGGGGACAACCAAAGACCTCATCGCCAAACAAAGTGAGTTGGACAATGCGGTCAAGGCCATTGTAAACCTCCACAATCAATTGGTGGTCCTGGATGGGTTGGAATTGACGGTGGATTCATTGCGCGACGGGGTCAAGCGAATGAGGGAGGGCAAACAGGGTGTCGCCGAAAAGGTTTTGAAGTTCAATGAATGGGTGGATGGGTTTATTGAGGAAACCGAGCGTGGTGAGAGGACGAACAGTCAGGGACGGCAAATCGCGGCGGGTACGATCGCCAAGTACAGGTCCACAAAAAAGATGTTGGACGCATTCTCGAAACGTGTGTGGGGACGCGCCATTCGGTTTGAGGAGATTGACGAAAAGTTTGTTGGCCAGTGGGCAAAATTCAGGTCCGAGGGCCACGGCACAGTTGCGGGGGTTGGAATCAATACGATCGCCAAAGACATGGCCGTCATCAAAACGTGGATGAAAACATCGTTTCAACGTGAGGTCCACAACAATCGCAAGTGGGAATCCGACGCGTTCAAACCGCGTGAAGTCAAGGTCGCCAAACCACACCTCACAATGGAGGAGGTGTCCCAATTGGAAACATTCAAAATTCCCAAGAAGGTCCACAACAATGGTGTTGAACGAACCTCATGGGATACGGTGCGGGATTATTTCATCATCGCATGTTGGACCGCCGCGCGTGTGTCAGACCTGAAACAATTTCGGGACCTCATCGCCCTCCGATACAAAGAGAACGGAAACAGTTGTCCCGATCAACTGACATTCATTCAGTCCAAGACCAATTCCGAAGTGACCGTCCCGATGTTGGAACCCGTCAAACGGATCGTCAATCGGTACAAAGGCCAATTGCCGAAGTTGCCGAACGAATCAAAGATGAATTCAACGGTGAAGTTGGTTTGCAAGGCGGCGGGACTGGATCGTGTCATTGAACAGGCGTCCACCGATGCGAAGTCCAAGGATGTTTCCCGAAATGAACTTTGGGAGTTGGTGACCAATCACACGGCGCGACGAACATTCGCGACGAACGTGTACAACCTCGACATCATGTCACTCGGGGAGTTGATGTCATTGACTGGTCACGAATCGGAATCATCATTGATGGTGTATTTGAACGTCAGTCGTTTGGATGTGTCCAGGCGCGCGGGCCTACGATTGACAGCAAAGGCCAAGGAGTTGGGATTGTAAGTCAGCAAAATGACCGAATCCACCTCGCCAATTCGGTTTGGCTTGGGGCGTACATGTCAGGGATGCGGGGTTGTCGCTCGATGAGTTGTCGGAATAATTCATGGACCTCATCCCATGTGAGTGATTCGGCGTTGATCCGCGACATGAAGTCGTGGTCCTCATCGCCCTCAATCAAGGCGGTTTCCAACAAATCCTCCAAACGGTAACGGGTGGCCTCATCGACCACCCGCCCATCAAGCTGTTCAAATACGTCGTCAATCCAATCACCCACGGTGGACATCCTCATCCTCACCAAAAACGCCGTGTTGGTAAAGGTTAGTCAAGGAGAGAACACAACGGGACATGGCGCCTCTAGTAATCGCTCGTCAAGTCTAAGAGCCATTGTGCTATCTTGCCTGTATGAACTCAAGCCCCCTGTTCCTCATCGTGTTGGCAGGCATCACTTTACTGTGCATTCAGTGTAGCTCGCACGCTAACAGCGTGCAATACGCAGCAGAAATGAATGCTGCGGTGACTTCCGAAATAACGTGTCCTCAATGCGGACACAAAAAAATTGAGACGCTGCCCACTGAGGTCTGCCAAATTCGCTACACCTGTGAAGCCTGTGCGGCGGAGTTAACTCCACTTGGTGATGACTGCTGCGTGTTTTGCACTTACGGCGACCACAAATGTCCTTCTAAACAATAGCTCTTAGACTTGACGAGCGATTACTAGAGGCGCCATGTCCCGTTGTGTTCTCTCCTTGACTAACCTTTACCAACACGGCGTTTTTGGTGAGGATGAGGATGTCCACCGTGGGTGGCCTGGATTTTCTGAATGCCCGATCGTTTGACGATGGTGAAATGTTTGGCGACAAAAATGTCATCCTTTGAAAGTCCATTGGATTCAAACAGGTTTCGGAGTTGGGTTTTTTCGGAGTCGTTCAATTTCATTTTTTCATGAGTTTTTCGATGGCCGCGCGAAGTCGCGTTCCGTCGAGTGTGAGTTGTTGGATGGTTTTGTTGGCCTCATCCAATTGGCCAATGGTGCGGGCGTGTGATGCTTTTTCGGTCATCGCGTTGTGGGTGGCGATGTTCCGTTCGGATTCCAGGTCGCCCAATGCAATCATTGCGGAACGCAAAGTGTCGATTGACTCAATGGTGTTTTGGCGGGTTGAATCCTTGATCGGGACATTTCGTTCGTCGTGATCATCGAGAGCGTTTTGGATGCGGAACATGGCCGCGTGACAATCGTTCCTCAAAATGATGAGGTCCAGGGGCGACCAATTGCCGACGGGATTGAAGGGTCGAACCTTTGGTTTTTCATTCCTCATTGTCCGACCTCAATGTGGTTTCCTGGTACTGGTTTTTGACCTTGTCGTAATACAGGATCGCGCGTCCGAGTTTGCCAACGCCACGGGGTTTTGATTTTTGAACCAAAATCCACGATTCTCCGACGTTGGTTTCGATCTTGACTTTTCCGAAACGGATCGTGTCAGGCGATGGGGGACGATACACCAAAAGCATTGTGAAGGCGCGACGGTGCCATGTTTGACCGCCCGCCCATTCATATGGTTCAGCGGGAGAAGCAAAGCGGCGGCCACCCTCCGTTCGGTGTTTGGCAAAAGGCGCGGCGATGTGCGTGATGACAATGTCGGTTCGGTTGTGTTGCCTGGATTGGTTGCGGACGACCTTGAGGGCATCGGCCAAAAACAAATCCTCACGGCCACCCTTGGAACCCAAATCGAAGGTCAAGTCATTCCACGGATCAATGACCGTTGTGTTGAATTTGACGCCCTCACGGGATTCATATTCATCGACCCATTGGTAAAAGGTCGTCACGTCAAAGGTGTCGACATTGGCGTCATCGGGGGACACGATCCAAAAGTGTGCGTTGACCCAGTTGAACGCATTGATGAACTCGGATTCGCCCAAAGCGTTTTCCACCTCATTCCCTCGATCGTCATGATGGCGAACAGGTTGTCCCGTGTAAATTTCAACCAACTCAATGGCGATGTCCTCAATGGAACCGTCCTCGCCGAGATACACGCAATGTTTCCAATTGTGAAGGCGTGAGAGGTTGACCAAAAGTTGTTTGATGAATTGCGTTTTTCCGTGGTGTGGCGCGCCCGCAACGAAGAGGGGGAAACCTTGTTTGATCGTCAAATACTCATCAAGGCATTTGAAGCCAGTGGAGGCCCCACCGCGAACAGTTTGGCGGCGGTTGATGTCAATATCCAAGGATTTGTCCTCGGGTCGGTATATGGGCGCGGAATGCGTTTTTGGTGGAATTTGTGGAATCATAAAAGTCGAGAGGTAAAAAAGGCCCACGGGCGGTTTCCCATGAGCCTTTTTTGGGGTGGAACATCGGTTGTCTTAACGCGTCAGAACGGCAAATTTTCGGCCATTGCTGAAGGCATTGGAGCCGCGTTCGAATCGGAGTCATTCCCGAAGTTCAGGTCCTTTCCATTGCCCAAGATGATGTCCTCCACGCCTTTCCCCATGTATTGCGTGACCATGTAGTCGTCGCCATATTGGTTGTTAGGAGTTGGGATCACGGTGAGGGTCAGGTACAAACCTTTCTCGCCTTGATACAATTGGGATTTGTCGATTTTGTCGACCTTAATTTTTAACGACACTTTTTTGTCATTTGCCATGATGCAATTGATTTTGGATTTTGCCCCCATTGTGAATTGTAAACGTGTTCCGCGGCCTGGAGGCATTGACCGAGGAAAACGGTGATTTGATTGGTATCAAGTAGGTTTTGAATCTTTTTCGTTGCGTGAATCGCGGTTGCGTGATCACGATGGAGAAAGGAACCCACCTCGGAAAAAGTCATGTGAAATTCGTTTCGCAACACGTACATGATGAGGTGTCGCAAATCGCAAATCAAACGGTTTCGATTGTGTGAAATGACCTCGGAAACCTCAATGTCGAGTTCGTCACAAACGGCGTCGACATATTTGGTGGCCGATTCATTGATCGCCCCCAACACATTTTCGGATGGGGGCGAACCGTACATAAAACCCGCACTCATTCACCTTGGGAATCTTTGGTGAAATAGTCGTCCCCTTTGGCTTGCATGTCGCGGGCAACTCGCAAGGCGCGATCCATGACGCCATGTTTGGCCAATGCGATGGACATATCCGCGTCCTTTTGGTCAATTACATTGACGGCCCAACCATATGAGTAGGTCGCCCACGATTTTTGGCGTTTTTGGCCTGGTTTGGCGGCGGGTCGAAATCGGCTTTTACACCTTTTGATTCCTTTGATGGTTGACATCATTGGTTGAATCGTTTGTCCAACGTTCCATTTTCCAAACCCATTGGCATACAACCACAAGGCCACCTCGGGCGGTGAAATTGGTGTTAATTGGTCCGCATATTGTTTGACGATATATTCGACCGCCGCCAGTATGGTGTGAAGCTCGGGGTGAGCCTCATTCCAAACCCTTCGATAAGGTTTGTGCGGGAATAACGGTTGCGGCGACTCCACAGGCGCGCCGAATACCTTTTGAATGTAGGCGGTCACGGGGAACGCCGATAATTGAATTGAACTCATTGTGTATTTCTTGGTTTTATGAGTTTGTTGACCGCGTTTCGCTTTGTGCGTGGGTTTGGTCAATGCCCAACAGAGTTTCCAAAGCCGATAGGGGGACGCGATAAATGCCGCGGCCACCAGTCAATTGGATGGCGTGTAATCGTTCGTCACGGATCATGTTTCGAACAGTTGCAGGGGTTACCCTGAGGAATTTGGCCGCCTCTTCACATGTAAGGAGGTCAGGCAAGCGACGATCTGGTCGCGGGGGAGTAAATGGTATCATCATTTCAATTTTGTTGTTTCATTGCGTTCAGATGGACAAAAACCGTTCCATCAAGTAACTAACTGCAAATGTATGCATGGAACTTCCCAAATATGGGGGTTGGTTGATAAGTCGTTCACCGATCGGTCGGTTTGTCAGGGTCGAAAAATGTTTGGGGTGCTTTAGGGTGCGGTTAGGAAAAGGACAGATTGTCAGGTATATTTGCACCCATTCGCACAAACTGACAGCATGAACAAAAAAGGCGACACACCAAAACAGACGATTGGGGACACGATGGAAAAAATCTCCGATCATGTTGATTCACACATGGATCAAATCAAGCCAGTGTCCCGCGCAGTGCGTGAGGCGATCAAGTCATCGCGCAATCCGCACGTCGAGGAACTGACGATCGGTCGGACGGCGTATGTGAAGGGGATGAAAGTGACGTACACGCGGGAACAGGCGCACAAACAACAATTCCTCCTTCGTCGAATGTGGGCGATCACTTTGTTGGCCAACATGCGGCGTGAAGGATTCAATTGGGAGGGAATCCGAAAGTTGACGGGGAAAACGCGTCAGACATGGGACAACGTGACCACATCGGGTTTCGTTCGATACGAAATCGCCAACATGGATTTCCGATCACATGAAACGGAGCAAAGCACACGCGGAAGGCGGGATGAAAGGGATAAGGCGATAAGCGAAGCGGAATACCGCCCCGTCACCAATGGATTCATCCGCAACGTGTGCGAGAACATTGAGGCGGAGGGATACACCGTTTGGACATGGTCATTTCGACGCAACTTCGACATGGGGTTAACCATTTGGAACAACAACAAGAAAATCGACCACCTCAGGGAAAAGCACAAAAACCAGTTAATCCAAGAACGAATCGGCGGAACAAAGCCGTGGAAATTACTGGATGAAATGAGTTTCGAAAATGGAAAGGTGATCACCACGGTTGAATCGCGTGAAGCAAATTCCACGAGCAAGGGTCAGTTTTTTTGGACGCGAAAAGAGGAGTTCCCATTGTTGGATGTTCAGGATGTCCAAATTGGCGAACACAATTGTTGGGAATACCACATGGACATTGAATTGACCGTGTACGGATACGCCAACGCAAAGACAGGCGAACCCGACCCACGCGCCACCACCGCGTTTGCATATTGGGAACACCAACAACAACCCGTCGAGGACTATGATGGGCCGATACAAACCGCGGTAACCGACCCCGACAAATTCCGCGACACGGAGGAGGCCAGGGATAAAAAGGTCGCCAGGGACGAACAGGTGTTGAAGGATTTGGAGGAGAAAGAGAGGGCCGCGGGCATTGATCCAGGTGGCGCGCGTATATGGACGAAAGTTCCCACCGAGCCGACGCCCAAGGCAATCGAACTCCCTGAAGCTGTTATCAAGGCCGATGATGGATCGCCACCCAACAAAGACATCGGGGGGTTTTGGATTCAGTTACCGAAAACCGAGGTGTTGCCGCACATGATCAACGCCCAAAGACAAGTGGCGTTCAATGTCATCATCCAGTTGGACGAGAACAACAAACCCACGGGATCGGTGACAATGCACAATCCCAACGGTGGTTTCAGCGTCCAAGGCATGTGATGTTTTTGTACCCCATCGTTTCAACAATCGGTCGGGCGTATCGCCAGGGGTCCGAACTTTGAAGCCAAGTAAAACGGTGGATGTCACACACCGCATTCCTCACATGTTGACAGTCGGCCCCGAAGGACAGGCCGACGCCGCAACACACGCACGTCACACGAACCCAATCTCATTTCCGATGGGCGGATACTATGTCCAACGGTGAAATGTTTTTGTACCCCATCGTTTCAACAATGCGTCAATGAGGGTGTAAATTTCACGATCTTTGGTCATGCCAACGTTCAATTGGAAACCACCGACCCGCCCTTGGATCATCAAGGCAAACGACGCGAACTCATCGCGTGGTCGTTCTCCACACGCATACGAACCACGGTACAAATCGAAAAGGTGGCAACGGTTGCGTTTGGCCGTCCTCCAATCGTCACCATTGTGTGTTTCTTGTCGCGACTCGGGTGTGGTTCGTCCCGCCCGAGTTGTTGACCACATCCGCCCAGTAAGGCGCGGAGGAGCATTTTGGGACGTTCACAACCTTCAAACGATGTGTGAGAGTTGCCACAACTCCAAAAGTGGCAAAGAATCCCACGGATTGGATGAATTCCAAGGGGATAGGGGGTCCAGGAATAAAAAAGTGGACAAACAGAAGACCATCGAGTCCAAATCCACCCCCTCCGTCAAATTTTCAACGGGGGAGTCATGAGCGTTTGGGACTGGTATTTCGACACAACCTCATCCAACGAACCCATCGAGGTCGAATACAGTTTCGACGCGGGCGAACGTGAGGTCACATACTACACGGACGGATCGGGCCACCCATCAACGCCGTCATCCATTGAATTGGTCCGTTTCAAATTCAAAGGAATCGACATCACCAACCTTGTTTGGGCGTTGGTTAACTCCGAAGCGATTGAGGATTTGGAATTTGAAATCAATGAATTCGAGGATAACGGTGGCGGATTCGACATCACAGATTTTTTTGAGTAATGGGAACCACACCAAAATCAAAGGCATTGAAAGCCATTCAAGGAACCATCCGTCCCGATCGTGACATCACACCCCGATCGTCAACGGTTGATCGCGATGAGTTCCCCGAACCCGTCATCAAGCTGAATGAACGGGCGCGTACATTTTACGACCTCACCATCGACCACCTCAATGACGCGTCGGTACTATACCCCGTCGACGGGATGTTGTTGTCCATTCTCGCCAAAAACATCGACATCATGGTTGAGGCCGCCAACGAAATCAATGACCTCGATGACGTGGTCCAGGAATTTGATTCAGGGGCCACAAACATCACAGGAACATTCACCGCATTCGAGCGCGCCACCAAAAACGTTTTGACATTGTCATCCAAATTGGGGTTGAGTCCCGCGGATCGGGAAAAACTCATGTCGTTTTCAAACTTGAAATCCGACACGGTCGACCCATATGAATCCCTCAAACATCGCGCGATGGGATGACAGCGTGGGACCAATACGCCCAGGACGTGACCGACGGAACCATCGTCGCGTCAAAGTGGGTTCGACTCGCGTGTCAAAGACACATCGACGATTTGGTCGAGGGTCATTCGCGTGGAATTTGGTTTGATGAAAATGACGCCCACCGATTCATCCAGTTTTTTGAACAGTTTTTGAGCCACACCAAAGGCCGTTGGGCGGGACAACCGTTCCTCCTTTTGCCGTGGCAACAATTCCTCGTCGCCTCCATTTTCGGTTGGAAAAAGGACGACGGATCGCGGCGGTTCTCGACCTTGTATTGCCAGGTCGGACGCAAGAATGGCAAAACCCAATTGTTGGCGGGGATCGGTTTGGCGTTGTTGGACTTTGACAATGAACCCGCCGCGTCGGTTGTGTTTGCGGCAACGAAAAGGGATCAAGCCAAAATCGCCCATGATGAGGCCACGCGAATGGTCAAGGCATCGCCCGCACTCAACAAGCGCGTCACCGTACTCCGAAACAACCTCACGGTCAAATCCACACATTCAACCGCGGAACCATTGTCATCGGATGCAAAATCCGCCGACGGGTTGTCCGTGTCATGTGCGGTGTTGGATGAATTCCACGCACACAAGGACGCCGACTTGTTGAACGTTTTGAAATCGGCAACAGGAGCGCGCACCAATCCACTCATTGCCGTGATCACCACCGCGGGATTCAATATCGGTGGACCT